AGTTCCCGCTCTTTTATTATTCTTTTAGTAGTAAATAAAACCTCTTGATTTTCTTTTCCCTTCCATACTCCGTAATAGGCATACAACCTAACTCTTTTCATGTCATCTGTTTTTTCACCGGGAAAAGTTGTTTTGTTTGTATCGTCTTTATCCCATTCTTCGTCAGGGTCAATAAGTTCTTTTTCTTCTTCTTTAACTTTTATGCCGTACATTTTCTCAATATGTTCAGGAGTTTTTATCATTTCTTCAATACAATATGGACAATGCTCGTCCAAAACAGGTCCATAATGCTTGGTTTCAGGGGACATATAAAATCTTCGAGGGTCAACAACTTCTACAAACGATTTATTTTCTACGACTCCTTCAAATTCTTGCTTTATGATTGTTTTGCCATCTTCACCTTTTACTTCTTTTACTCCTTTTCGCGTTTCCACAGTTCTGCCTATTTTATAAACTGCTTTACCGGCTTGAATGAATGAATCGATAAAATCTTCTTTTACATCTGTCAATCTTAATTTTCTTTTAGTGTACTCTAGTATCCCTTTCCAAAAGATTTTTTTGACAATATCTTCTTTTCCTTCTGCTTCAATGACTACTTGAGGAGGAATAGCGGTTAATTGAGATAAAAAGTTTTCATAAGCTGCCCATGCAAGAGGATATTTAACTTTTTGAGTAGTAGTATCACCACCGACTGTTATCTCTCGTCTGTAGTCTAGGACTTTGATTGTTTCTTTTAACTGGTCGCGTTGAGTCTTGTCATATCTTCTGGAAACAGCAAGTCTAGTCTTGAGGATTTGAAGATTATCCTCATTTTGTTTTTCTTTTGTAGGTTTTTTAGGTAGATAAGTTTTTTTTGCCATATAAAAAAGCCCGCCTGTTAAGCGAGCTTATTGATTAAAACTCTTATATTATAATAACATGTTATTTCAAGTTATTCAATTTTTGCCTTATTTCATCGTCAGAAAAGCCCGGTTTCATATATAGTCCATTCTTTTGTCTTATTCTTTTTCTTACAAAATGAATTTCAATACTGCCATTTTCTCCCAGTTCAAACAATGAACGCATAGCCGAGTATATCCTGTATAAATCAGGGTGTAATTGTCTAAGTAAGGTAGCAGTATTTGCTTCGTTCATAATCCTGCTATTTTTCTCATTATCCTCTTTTTTCGCTGTTGTTTCAAGTGCCACTCAAAAGTTCCTCTTATTTCATCAGGTTCTTTCATTTTTGGTTCAAGCGTGGCATAAGGCCTTGACATGAAGGCGTATCTATCACAATCATAGATGTGATCTTCGATAGTTGTGTCAACATCATCTTCTCCCTCTTTATAGATTAAAAGAGGATAAGTTCTTATTGTATTATAACAAGTATCAAATATTTGATAGTAGGGTTTACCGTCTGGCGCTTCTGAAAACCAATATCTAACTCTATCTAAACCGTTTTTTCTGTCGTTGTCGCCTTTTTTTATCGTTAAAGGAATATCGTGATCTGACCAGTATTCGTTCATAGACTCCATTACAGATTTACCGGCAAGACCAACATGGCGAGGTTTTTTTGCCCCCATTGAGGGATCGCCCACCGCATAATCTGCTATTCCTTTTTGTGCGATTATTTTTGCTACATTTTTGTCGGTAAAATTCATTTCTGTTCTTGACTTAAAATCTTCAGCGGCTGATAACTCATTTTGAATACCGTAATAAAGTTCTTTGTATTTCCAAATTCTTTGAAATTTCAATCCATCTTTCGTCAATTGATTTATAACTGCATACCAGCCAATCGCTACTGGGGCATTCCCACCCCAGTCTATTGAGATAAATTTTGTTGAATATTCAGGTAAAGGTTGAGGTCTAATAACATGATAAGGTTTGCCGTCTTTTGTCGGCATAAATTCAAATACTTGTCCGGCAAAGATATCCCAATTTCCCTCCTTGTAAGCCCTTCTTAAATGTTCGGGTAAATCATCAAGTCTTTTTATATAAGCAGGGTCATTTTCCATTAAGGCGGCATTGTCTTGGACTTTTGCGGGGATAAAATCAAAGTCTTTGGGATTTTCATTGTCTTTGAAGTTTCTATCTATAAATATTCTCTTTACCCAGCCATGACCTACGCCACCGGGATTTCCGGTTAAAAGCATAGTAGGTTTTATATTAGGATTGATAGTTCTGTTTGAGGATCTTAATATTTTAAAAACTGTTTCTTCATGCTGCGTTATTTCATCTATGTCTATATCTTCATATTCTCTACCTTGATAAGTGTAAACATCATCAGTATTTTTAAGATATGAGAATTCAGTTATTGAACCGTTAGGCCAGTAAATTGCTTTTTCTGATTTATTGAACCATTTTTTTACAATGGGATACTCTTTGAAAAATTGCCTGATATGGTTTGATAAAAGTTCGGGATATGTCTTTCTAACTATTAAACCTTTAGTGTTTGGGTATTTTAATCTTCTTATTACTTGTCTTGCCCGGATTAAATAACTTTTGCCCCCTCCTTTTGCCCCACCATAAAATAAAACAGGAGTAACTTCAGAAGCATAAAGAGCTTTTCGTTGTTTAGGTTGAAGTGAAACTTTTATTTCCACATATTTATTTTACTTCTTTTTTCCATAATCTACAATTTTTACCGTAATAGGATTTTTGTCATCTCCTTCAAAAGTAGCTTTTGGCTGAAACTCTTTTGTTCTTCTCTCTAACCACCATTTTGCTGTGTTTAAATCTTTGTCTTTTAGAATTGACTGTACTACTACATTTTTAGCGGCAACAGTAGCGTAATGTTTAGCTTGTTGCATTTTTCTGCGAAAATTCTCGTTTGACTTTAGATTGTCATAATAGGTTCTTTCGCCAATTTCGGCGTATGCAGTCGCCTCTTGTATTGTCCCCCCTATCTTTAAGATGCTTTCTAATTTAGTGATTGTTTTCGCAGTAATAGCTGTCGGCCTTCCGGTCTTTTTTTTAGTGATTTTTTTTGTAGTTTTCATAGCGTTTTCTTATAACATCACAATACTTAGGGTCTATTTCCATCATATAACATATTCTATTTGTTTGCTCACAGGCTATGAGAGTTGAGCCAGAACCACCAAATAAATCCATAATTATATCTTCCTCTTTAGACGAGTTCTTTGTCGCTCTAGCTACAAGCCCTATTGGCTTCATTGTCGGATGTAGTTTGCTCTGTTGCGGTTTATTAACTTCCCATACTGTATTCTCCCCTCTGTTTCCATAAAACTGATGTGCTTTTCCTATCTTCCATCCATACAATATTGGCTCATGTTTATAATGATAGTCGCTTCTACCCAACACTATATTGTTTTTAACCCAGATTATTTGTTGTTTTAACTCCCAACCAGCTTCCAGCCAACTCATCATCATCATCATCATCAATTCTCCACCTTGCGGGCTACAACCATAATATGTACCACCAGCTTTTGTATATGTGTTCATATTTTTGAAAGATTCAGTCCATAGTTCTTTCATTTCTTTTATTGATTTTGTGTCGTTGTCAATATTCTCTTGAATGTGATTGCCCCTGCCAATCGCATTGAGAAAGGCGTTTTTATCACCATAACTAACCCCATATGGCGGGTCAGTAAACACCATATCAGCTTTCTTGCCATCCATTAGTTTTTCTACATCTTCTTTTTTTGTTGCATCTCCGCACATTAACCTATGTCTGCCTAGCTGATATACTTCACCATATTTTGATATAGGTTCTCCTTCCTCAACTGGTGGTGGTTCATCTTCTTCTATTTCTTGAAACTGATCTATGAAAAGATCAAGTGTTTCTGGCTCGTCAAAATGTACAGCATAATTTTCAAGTTTTATATCTGGATAGTTTTCAATAAGCTCAAGCAACTGATCTTTTTCTGTTTTTCCTACTTGATCGTTGTCAGAAAGTGCATATTTTATTTTTTCTTCTTCAGTAGGAGCGTCAACTACTGATACTAATACTTTTTTTATGCCTTTTTTTCTAAAGGCTCGCAATCTCATGTTTCCGCCCAAAACTGTACCGTCTTTATGTATTAAAAGAGGTTTATAGATATCAAGTTCATCTATTTGTTTTTTTAATCGTTCAAAACCCTCTTTTGATACAGTACGAGGATTATTTTTCCACTCTTTTAATTTATCTATTGACCAAGTTTGTATTTTTGGTTTCATTTATTCTTATTATAATATTCCATAAGGTCGGATATCAATAATCCCCCTAGAAGAAAAGCAAAAAGCAAACCAAAAAAGCCAGTTACAAAATCTTCTTCAAAACTTAAAAAAGTATAGGGTAAAGCTATAAATATCCAGACTAGAGCTACCCAGCGTAAGACTAATTTCATATGATCACCTCCTTTTATTTATTCCCATAATGTTTTTTGAGCTAGTCTTTTTTTAGCTATTTTAGTGTATTTTTCTGATAATTCTATACCTATATATTTTCTTCCTAGTTTTTTTGCTACAACAGCTGTCGTGCCTGAGCCGAGAAATGGGTCTAAAACTATATCTTTTTCATTAGATAAGTAATTTATCAACCAACTTATTACTTTCATAGGTTTCTGAGCAGGATGTTTTGTTCGTTCACTTCCCATACAAATAGGTGTTTCTATAAAATTATGATGTTGACCTAATTTATAATTAAATGTATGTTTAGCTCCTTTTTGTTTTGTAGCCCAACTCATAAATTCAACTGACGACATAAATCCAAATTTGAATATTAGTGGAACAGGATTCGTTTTATGCCACACAAGCGTTTGCCGAACATACCCATACTTGTTTAGTATATCTTCAAAATGGCTAATTTCGTTTTTAGAAAAGAAAGAAACAAAATTTCCAGTCGGTTTTAATATTCTAAAACATTCTTTAATCCATTTTTCTGTCCAAACTAAAAACTCTTTTCTTGTTTTAAATTGATCCCACAAACCAAAATCATAATTTAATTCTTTACTCTTTTTACCGCTTCTTCTGTCTGTCAATATCATATTTACACTCTCATCAGGAAAAGTCTTTAAAATCTCTAAAGTATCCCCATGATATATATGATTTATTTTCATAACTTTTTAATTGGCGTACATCTAATTACTTCTTCTTCAATTCTTAAACATATTTTTCCATTTTTTCTTATTTTAAAATCTCCCCAATCTTTTGTACGAATAATTTTATCTTCTGTATCTATCAATTGCTTCAATAATGTGAAAACCTTACTATTAACTGGATATTTTAGGTTAGTCATGGATTCTGAATTTCATTTTTCAAGTTGTTTTAGTTTCATAAGTCTTGTTTTATTTTAGTCCAGTCAACTTTTGTAATTCTTTTACAGCTTTTGCCCTTGATATTTTTCTTAATACTTTGAACTTTTTTATTTTTGTATTTCATTCTACTATTATTTTTCCTTTTACTCGTTTATATACTATTCTTCCTTTCTTTCTCCAAATCCACATTACATCTCCTTCTTTAAGAAACTTCATAGCGTCTTTGGTTGAGAAGCGGGGTTGTTTTCCTAAATAGCTTCTACATAAAGGACAAATGGTTATTTCTTTTCGTTCTAAAAATAATTTTTCATATAAATCTGCCTTTACTATCTCTTTTTCTTTCTTCTATAAGTTTGTATTTTTTACCGTTTAGCTCAATAATTTTTGGAGTTTCTTTTTTAGGTTTTTCTACATCTATTCCTGTAACTCTCTTAAATACTTTAGCGTCAAACTCTGGTAAACTTTTAAGATAGTCTATTGCTTTTTTTGGCATATTTTTCCATGCTTCATAAGGTTCTTCCCAGTTTGAAAGTGTGTTTTTAATTTCTGAAGCGTCAATTTCTTCCCATTTGCCTTTTTCTTTTTTTAACTCATAGGCGTTGTTGAATTTTGGGAACCAATCGCCTAGTTTGTTATGTAATTTTCTCCATACTTCATCAAATCTTTTTAGGGATACTTTTGTCTTGAAAATATGATATTCTCTAGGTTTATCTGCACAGAATATCCAGTTATCTACGCCAAAACTATTTATAACTCCGTAGCTCCTGTTTACTCCGTAGCTCCTGTTTACTCCGTAGCTCCTGTTTACTCCGTAGCTCCAGTTTGCTCCGTAGCTTGAGTTTACTCCGTTGCTCCAGTTTACTCCGTAGCTCCAGTTTACTCCGTTGCTTGAGTTTATTCCGTTACTTGAGTTTATTCCGTTACTCCAGATTACTCCGTTGCTATTTTTTATATTCATAAGATTCTCCTTTCTTTTTAACCTTGCAACAGGGGGAAGCCGAAGCCTACCCCTGTTGTAAAGCTAAAATCTGCTCTTTTTAGCTTTTTTCCTGCTAGCTCTACGAGCTGACCATTCTTTGCTAAATCGTAGCTTGCTTGTTTCTTGAGAGGATAATTTCTTAGGTTTTTTAGGTTTTGAAATTTTTTCTTTTCCCATGTAGCCTCCGGAAAGTGAAAACTTTAGTAATCTGATAAAATCTTCCCAAGATAAAACTGCTAAGGCTTCTTTTCTGTTTGACCTAACCGCAACTACCGGCATTTTTGTTTTATCTTTATTTTCTGTTTTTGCCTGTTCGTAAAATTTATAAATGTTTACTTTTTCTGTTCTTTTACACTCGACAGCGATGGGCAGGCTTGTGGCTATGTCCGACTGGTCGCTGTCGAAGATGTTTTTTAATGCTCCAGACATTATTGAACGCCTAACTTTCGGGTCTAGTTTTTTTAATGTATCTCTAATTTCGTATTCAAACGCTTGACCTTTGTTTTTAGAGTTTATTTTTGACATTTAAGAAATGACGGAATATCGGTTTCTGAAATAAAATATTGATGTCTTCCTGATGGAAATTCGTTTTTCTCTGCTGGAAGTTTGCCGGATTTTATCCATCTGTAAATCGTCATCTCACTTTTATTTATAAGTTTTGCCACTTGTTTTGGCGTTAAATATCTATTCATGTTTTCATCATACAACACATGTCAACTGTTGTCAAGTCCTTTTACCTCTTGACAAATAGTTTTGTTTTGTTTTATATTTAATTGCATAGGTTAAGAGCGGGCAAGAAAGCAGGAGTTTTTTTAACGCCAAAAGCCCACTCCTGACCGCCTTCTTAACCTAGAAGCAATCTCCTAGCGAGTGTCGGGGGTGGGCTTTTAGATAACATGAAATTATATTATTTAGCTTTAATAGCAAAACTTTTAGACAAATCGCTTTACTTTTGGACCGAACATATTATTTGTATGAAAAAAGGCCATACATTTGAGGCAGAAATGTATGAAAAAAAATATCTTTATAATAATAAACTGTTAATGCAAATTATTAAACAAACAGAAAGGGAATTATATGGATGACTACCAAAAATTTGAAAGAGAGCAATTAAAAAAAGCTAGTAAAGCGATAAAGAAAGCAAAACCCAAGAAAAAAACTAAATCTAATAAAGATGATAATGTTATATACACTTCATATATAGAAACTGATAGATATATCCTAGAGGAAATTGCAAATGCGACACATACGACACTTGCGACACATGCTACAGATATAAAATTTTTGAAATATAATAAAAAGACAGGTTCAACTGAAAAAATTGATGTTTTTTTTGACGAAAACAAGGTTGATGTTGAATATAGACCTATAGTAGATAAACTTATAGAAAAGGGGGCAATTTTATTACCTTCAGATATAGAAGAATATGAAAGCGATAAAAAATTAGTCGAGGATATAAGTAATTTTCTATATAAATATTTTGAAGTTCCAAAGTTTTTTGAGAGATTTTT